GCCTGATTCCCACCGACATCAAAGTCGCCACGTTTGAATTAGCCCGAGCCCTAGCCAACGACACCGGTGCCATCACCGACAGCACTGGCACGACCGGTATTTACGACGAAGTAAAACTGGGCGACCTTCAAGTCAAATACAATAAAACCAGTCAAACCAGCGGCGTCATCAACAATGTCTTTGACGTCTACCCCTGGCTACAGACGTACCTGGGCCCTTATTGCATGAACGGCGCTGCCAATTACGCCGTCCGTTTATTCCGAGGTTGACATGCCTGGAGCACTCGACACGTTATTCAAGTCTGTCGCCCAAGAGGTCGTCGCCGATCTTGGCACAGCGTTGGACACCAGTATCACTTATATACGTAAAATTTCTCCAACATATAATGTCAATACAGGAGCAGTATCAACAACAGATACAAGTTATTCTAATATAAAACTCCCTATTGAATATATAAGATCAGAGGAAGAAAGCGGTTTTCAAGAAAATATCGCACGTTTGTATATAACACCGAATTTGATTGGTAATAACCAACCTACACTTCAAGATGAAGTGATACTTACGTATGCTGGAGCCAACCGCACGGCTAAGATTCAAGATATACGAACCTATAAAGGCGGCCAAGAATACCTGTACACCCTTACCGTAATTTTCTGATGGCGCTCGTACATGCCCGTGCAGCTTTTGAAGCCGCAATAAAAACAGCATTGAATAATGCTGATAATACAGTTAGCGTTATATTTGATAATATGCCGTTTACTACTCCAGGTAAGACTACAAAATATGTAATCATCAGTATAAATTTTAATAACTCTACTGAGCAGCCCCAGGGTGCGGCAAGTGATTTTTACAGCGGTACGATTAGGTGTGGTATTTTTACACCGCCAAATACCGGCAGCGCCGTCTCAGCCGCAATAGCTGAAGCTGTGATAGATGGTATAATTTCTGTTAATGCAAGCGGTTATACAGATACCTACAACTGTAAGCCAAGAGCAGGTCAAGTTACCGGACCCACAAATATTACCACCGAAAATAATAGTCATTTTTTGAGTGTTGTTGGTTGCACATTTACAGCTAACGCATAATGAACTCAAAAAATATTGAAAATTTAGTACCTGATTTGCGAAAAAAATTAGTCGCAGCTAGAGCGGCTGCTGGTCCCGAAATAGCATTTACACTTCAGCACGCAGGCCCGTGGTGGACAGGTAATTTCGGTAAACGCTGGGAATTAAGCAGTTCTCCGGTTATACCTGGAGCACCTATAGACAGAGGCAATGGAGTGCGAACACCCCCTGGTGGACCTCCATACTCAATTCCCAATCCGACAGCGCGTGTTCCAGAAAAGCCTGTTCCAGTAACTCTTTCCTTAAACAGACCGCTGTATATCGGCAACTCTGCCGCTTATGCAGGATTTGCTGTAAACAACCCCTCAGCCACATTGAATAGCCCAGCCGGACCAAAGACTTATGCCGATCATGGACAACAGTACAAACTTACAGCCGCCGGTGGCGATGCCGATTGGTACAAGATTTACACACAAGGGGGCTTTTTACTTGAAGACATTACCCAAGGTTTTAGGATAGCTGGCTTCAAGTAGTACCCTATGCTATAGTGTGCTAGTTAATTACTCCGCCCCATGGCAGTCGAACGCGCTATTGACAAGCTGAAAAAAGCCTTCAGTGTTGAAACCCGCAGCAGTTACACCGTAAAAAACGGTGATGAGGTTGTCCTTAAAATTTTCTGGCGGCCTCTGACTATTGCAGATCGTGATGCAATCAACAATGTTCTTATTGCTATGAATAAGGCAAATGAAGAAAATAGCCTGGAATTTGCACTTCAAATTATTATTCAAAAATCCGAAGACGAAAATGGGAACAGGTTATTTCAAGACGGTGACCGAATGGCTCTTCGTACACAACTACCCATGAATATCCTTCTGGACATCATGACCAAAATGCAGAATGTGACTGAGGGGGCGGAACCCGAGGCCGTAAAAAGCTAGGCTAAAAAACGATAATTTTTTATACTTGCAGTTCTTTATTTGTGAACAGTTGGGTATAAGTTGGGCGCAACTGCGTAAAACTATGACAGTAGAAGAGGTTTATGCCTGGAGCGCCTACTTCCAGCTTAAAAATGAAAGAGAAGAAAAAGCCTATAAGGACGCACAGCAGAAATCCCAATACCGAGGTATCCGCTAGGCTAGACCTATCGGTGCGTGCGTCCAGTGAGCGCAGCTAACTACGAAGTCAATATCCAGTTAAACACTGGTGCGATTGATGGGCAGCTGCGTTCACTGGAACGCCGTATCCAGACGTTGCGCCGCAACATTGTTGCTCCACTCCGTGCGGAGCAACAATCTTTACGCAATGCAGATCGTGCAGCAACGCTGGCGGATAGGCGTGCCAGCACAATGGTTATTACTCGCAATCTTGGCGAGCAACTCAATCGCCTTGAGAAGCGCGGTGTGGATGTTGCCAAGGCCCGAACAGCACTTGACCGAGCTGGTGTAGCAACCGATAAGGGACGCCTTGAGACAGCCCGCTCGCTTAATAAATCTGTACGCGACTTTATCGGTGAGCAGAAACGCGCCACATCGGTAACAAACCGTGCCGGTCGTATGGCCACCGAAAATGTAAATGCACTATTTAACGCTCAACGTAAACGCTATACACTGGATCAAAAAATACGTCGACTCGAAGATAGTGGAGTAAATACAAACAAACTACGCACAAAATTAGGTGAATTTACTGAAGCCCAAAGCCAAAGAAATTTTGGCAGCGTACAAAAAATAGGTAATGAGCTGGATTTACTTGTTCGTAAAGAGCAAGATCGCCTGCGAGTGCAACAAAATCAGACGCGAGAACAAGAACGGCAACTGCGAACCAGTCAACGCGCCGGAGGACCAGCATCCCCACTCCGCGGCGGTGTGACAATGCCCGGCTCGCCAGCAGCACTTAGTGCCGCTGCTCGTGCTGGGGGTGCCCGCACCTCCATTCGTGGTGATGTAAATACACCAGGATCTCCAGCATTTATCAAAGCCCAACAACGCGAGATTGCACGAGCAGCACGTATTGGTGGCGCTATATCTCCACTAAAAGGTGATGTAAATACACCAGGATCTCCAGCATTTATCGAAGCCCAAGCACGTGAGCGAGATCGTGCTTTATCAAAAGCTGCAACAATCGGCGGTGCACGTAGTTCTATTCGCGGTGACGTGAATACCCCTGGCTCACCAGCATTTATCGAAGCCCAACAAAAAGAATTAAGCCGCTTGGCACGTCAAGGAGGAGCTACATCTCCGATCCGTGGTTCAGTAAACACGCCCGGTTCTCCAGCGTTTATTGAAGCTCAAGCCAAAGAACGTGCCAATGCTTTACGCAGGGCAGCAACGTTGGGCGGCCCACGCAATCCAATCGGCGGTGCTGCCAACATTCCCGGATCACCAGCTTTTCTGTCTGCACAACAAAGACAGCAAACAGGCTTTGGAAATAGAACTCGTGATGTTGTAAGCAACGCGATCATTGGTGGCGCATTTCCTCTGCTATTTGGCCAAGGAGGTGGAGCAGCCATTGGCGGCGGTTTAGGCGGCGCTATCGGAGGTTTGGCAGGTGGTACGCTGGGTTTTGGTCTCTCTTTGGTAGGTACCGCAATAGGTCAAGCGGCTGACGAAGCTCAGATGTTGAGCAAAGAACTGAACAATGTAAATATACGTTTGAATGACGCCGGAGATTCTTCACGTACAACAGCAAAAGACATCGGGGATTTAGCTTCTAAACTAAACATCACAAAAGAAGAAGCACTTAATGTTGTAAATGCCTTCAGAGAATTTGACTCCGCAAAAGTCCGTGAAGCTGTAGCAGCATCTTTTGGAGCAGCTGGCGGCCGTGAAGGTTTTGATGCTTTGACTGCAATTCAAGATGGACAAACAGCATTGGAAGCTATTGTAAAATTGCGTTCAGAGCTAGGGCAAAAAGTATCAAGAGAAGCCCTTGAACAACTAAAGATAAATGGTGCTACAGCAGCAAGCGTATTTATACAACAACGTCTAGCTACATTACAAGATCAAAAACTTGTTAAGCAAGCACAAGAAATTAAAAATCAAGATCGTATAAATGCGTTCTTAGCTTTAGGCCTAGTAGGGTCACTTAACTTGGCTAATCTGGAAGCTAAAGCCCAAGAATTTGCAAATAAAAGAGGACAAAATGTAAAAAATGAAGCTAAAGAACGCAGAAGACTGGCACAAGAAGCTGTTAATGAAACTAAAGAATTTCTTAAACAGGTAAGTGCCTTATCTGGTCAGTATAAAGAAGAAGGTCGTGCTAAACCGGAGTCGCGTGCCGCAGCTTTACAGGAAGAATTGACCGCTATCAAACGTATCGGTATAGAAGAAGATCGTATTCGAGATTTGCGGTTTGCAAATAGAGAACTAACTGCTATAGAAGCTGAGTTTGAAAAAGATAAAGCCGACATTATACGGGATCGCAATAAAGCACTACAAGAAGCTAACTATACAACTGAAAAAGCTTTAATTATTCAGATTGCATCAGAGCGTTTAGCTAACGCTGCAGCTCTACGCGATGACAAAAAGCGTGCCGTTGAAAAACAACGTAAAGATCAATATGAAAGTATCTTAAGAAGTGTGCAGTATGAAACACAACTCATAGATGCTCGCATGGCGGGAAGAGAACGCGAAGCAACAATCGAACAAAAAATAACAGAACTCGAACGCGAACAACCGTGGTTACAAAAAGCGCAAACCGCTGAATACCGGAAACAGCTAGAGCTTTTATATCAACGGCAAGATGCTGAAGAACTTTTTAATATCCGCCGTCGTGCTGAAGTTCAAGGCACAGGATTCCAAGCCGGATTTATTGGAGATGCGGCGCGTGCATTTGAAGACCAACTAGCAGCTGGAAAAACTGTTGAGCGTGCAACCGAAGTTGCAAAATTAACTGAGCAATTACAACTTGCTCAATCACAAGCCCAGTCTCTTGAAGGACTGGTGTTGAACATCGGTGATGCCTTTGGACAGGCTATGACGGTTGGTGTTGCATCTTTAGTTGATGGTACTAAATCAGCCGAACAAATTTTTGCTGATTTTCTAAATACGATTGCTAATGCTTTGCTGCAAACAGCCGCTCAAATGATTGCAACTTATACCGCAATCGGTATTGCGCGAACATTTGCAGGTGTGCCAGCAGCACGTGGTTTAGAAGCTGCTACACCGGAAGGTAATGCCGCTTTCCTAGATCGAGTATTTAGCTTGGATCTTGCTGGGCCCCGTGCTGCCGGAGGCCCGGTATCCGCAGGACGTCCTTATCTTGTCGGCGAACGCGGTCCCGAGATGTTTGTACCTCGTTCCACTGGCAGCATCTACCCCAATGATGTTATGGGCATGGGCGGTTCAAACATCGTGGTGAATGTTGACGCCGGCGGGTCTAGTGTGGGAGGCGATCCTGGTCAAGCCAATATGCTCGGCAAAGCCATTGGCATTGCAGTCCAACAAGAACTCATCAAACAAAAACGACCTGGAGGCTTGCTCGCCTAATGGCTACTTTCCCTGCGATAACCCCAACTTATGGCGCCCAAAAGGCTAGCCGTCCCATAGTTCGTACAGTCCAGTTTGGTGATGGTTATCAGCAACGTCTAACTTATGGTCTCAATCAAGACCCAAAAAACTGGAGTTTGACCTGGGAAGTCTCCGAAACTGATGCAGACACCATTGAAAACTTTCTTGACGCTCGTGCAGCAGATAATGCCAGTTTTGACTGGACCCCATTAGACGAAGCCACTTCCTATAAATGGATTTGCCCGGAATGGAACAAGACAATTCCGTATAAAAATCGCGCCACGATTACTGCAACATTCCAAGAAGTTTTTGAACCGTAATGGCATACGCAGCCTGGACCGCTAGCACTGCCTTTGCCGTTGGCAACATCCGGCGTTCTACAACGCTGCAGGCATCAGGTCTGGTTTTCCAATGCACGGTAGCTGGCACCAGTGGCGCCACAGAACCTGTCTGGGCAACAGACATTGGCAGTTATATCACCGATAACACCGTCACCTGGGTTGCGATTGCTAGCAGCTACGAGGATCTAGCTGCCATTGCACCTAGCGCAATTATCGAGTTGTTTGAACTGACGTTGGACACAACGTTGCACGGTAGCAACGACACGTATCGCTTTCATAACGGCGCTAACGCTAACGTCAGCGGCAACATCATCTGGAACGGCAACTCATACACCCGCCTACCAGTCAAAGCGGAGGGCTTTGAGTACACCAACACTGGCACACTGCCGCGTCCCACGCTGACCATCGCCAACCTAGACGGCACGATGACAACACTGCTGTTGCTCGTAAATGCCACCACAGCAGGCAACGACCTTGGTGGCGCCACCGTCAAGCGCATCCGCACACTGAAAAAATATCTAGACGGTCAAGCAGCAGCAGATCCCCACGCCAAGTTCCCAGATGAGATTTGGTTTGTGGATCGCAAGGCAAGTGAAACCCGCGACGCGGTGAGCTTTGAGCTTGCCAGTAAGTTTGATCTGGCTGGTGTAATGATTCCAAGGCGTCAGATTATCGCCAACATCTGCCAATGGCAGTATCGCAGCACAGAATGTAGCTACAGCGGCAACGTTTATTTTAATGCTAATGATGAGAATGTAGCAACACTTGCCGCTGATGTATGCGGCAAACGAATCTCAAGTTGCAACGCCAGATTCGGTCAGTTTGTCAGGGAAGCTACGGTAACGGCTGGCAGCAATCAAATGATTGTAGCTGGCACGACATTTAGCGTTGAGGTTGGCGCACCTGTACAAGGCTTTGCTGTGCCATTGTTTACAACAGTCAGTGCAGTAAGCGGCACCACAGTAACAATGAGTGCCAATGCAACAGCAACAACATCAGTGACAAAGACTGGCACAATGCAGGCAAACCGCATTGATTTAGTTGTCGCAGATACAACAGGTTTGATAAAAGGGATGAAAGTCAGTGGACCGAATGTTCCAGCAAATGCTTCTATCTTGCAAATATCTGGGACAACATTAACACTTGGGCAGCCATGGGATTTATGGGCAACACTGAACTTTGTAGCTACGAAATCTGCACGGCTTGTACCTATCGAGAGGCGAGTCACTGTCTATGTAAAGCATCTAAGAGGTCATCAATCATCAAGAGGAGGTCAATACACAATTACTCTTCCAGAAACCAGAAATGTTGTTGACCCATTAACAACAACAATGTCTGTTACAAATGCTTCTGGTTTGGCAGTTGGGCAATTTGTAACTGGTAGCGGTATCCCGCAAAGCGCAAAGGCACAAATAACAGCTATTGATGGAACCACATTGTCTCTGAACTTTTCAGCACCAAACACAGGCAACACGTTTCTCAATTACGATTTTTATGCAGTGCCTACATTTAGTGCCGCTACATATACCTTTACTTTTCCCAGCAATGAATATACATTCCGTAACGTTGGCGTCCTTCCGTTTGGATCATTCCCAAGTGCAGGACTAACGCAATGACATTGCCGGATTCTGTTAAACAAGACGCATTAGATCACGCAAAAGCGGAGTTCCCAAAAGAATCGTGCGGGCTTGTTGCTGTCATCAAAGGGCGCAAACGGTATTTTGTCTGCCGCAATCTTGCGGAAACTCCAGACGAGCATTTTGTTCTTGACCCGCTGCAGTATGCCGAGGTCGAAGATCAAGGCGAAATCATCGCCGTCGTGCATAGCCACCCTAAAACCAACCACACGCCATCACTGGCTGATCGTGTCGCCTGCGAAAAATCTGGCTTGCCCTGGCATGTAGTCAATCCCCAGACCGAACAATGGGGCTACTACGAGCCAGCCGGCTTTGAGCTGCCGTATGTCGGGCGAGAGTTTGTATTTGGCATCGTCGATTGTTACAGCCTATGCCGCGACTGGTACAAGCGGGAGATGGGACTAGACCTGAAGGACTACGACCGCCGCGATCAGTTCTGGCTCAAAGGCGAGAGCCTGTACATGGACAACTTTGCCAAGGAAGGCTTTCACCAGATCCCGCTGGAGGAACTGCAGTATGGCGATGCCATCTTGATGCAGTTGGAATCACCACTGCCTAACCATGCGGCAGTGTACCTAGGCGATCAGTTGATTTTGCATCACGTTCAAAAGCGGCTGAGTAGCCGTGACGTGTTCGGCGGCTATTATTTGAAGAGCACTGCCTGCGCCCTACGGCATGAAAGTCGTTAAGGTCTACGGCGCACTCCGCAAAAAGCTGGGTCAATGCCGTTTTCAATTTGACGCCGAGACACCTGCACAGGCGATCAAAGCATTGTGCGTAAATTTTCCCGGCTTAGAAAAATGGCTGATTGATAGTGAGCGTGACGGCGTAAGTTATCGCGTGACACTTGGGAAAGAAAAGATCGTTGATGATAACGCGCAGATTATTTTATGCCCTTGGAGTGAACGCGAAGTTTTCAGTATTACACCAGTGATTGTTGGTGCTGGTGGCGGTGCTGGTCGAATCTTTGCGGGTATAGGTTTAGTTGCATTAGCAATCTTGGCTGCACCTTTGGGCGGCGGGTTTCTTGGATTAGGCGCCGGTGCGTTTACATCCACAACAGGTGCGGCTATCGTCGCAGGCACGGCAACTAGTTTTGCAACAACTGCATTTTTAGGTGCCGCATCAACGTTAATTGGTGGCTTAGGCGCATATCTGGTGTTAGGCGGCATCGCACAAGCACTTTCGCCAGCACCTGTGCAATCAACAAATGTTCTTGAACGTGGTCGTGAAGCTGCTCGCATGGAATCATTTTCTTTTAGCGGCATTGTCAATACACAAAAACAAGGTATGCCTGTGCCAATCATTTATGGGCGTTGCTTCGTTGGTTCCGCTGTGATTTCTGTCGGCATTGACGTTGATCAACTGATATGAAACGCATCGTTGGTGCTGGTGGTGGCGGTGGTGGCGGTTGCTTTTTAGGGCATACCCTAATCGCCACACCAACAGGCGAACGCCGCATTGATGAACTGCAACCCGATGATCTGGTCTGGAGCTTTGACCATAACGGCGACATCCATGAAGCCGCAGTGCTCAAGATTCATGAGCACGAAAACGAGCCTGTCATCAGCTACACGCTCTGGGGCGGTCAGATCCTTGACGCCACACCAAACCACTGGGTTCTGAACCAGTTCAATGCCTTTGTTGAAATTGACACCCTTGGCACAGATGACTGCCTAGTTGATCACAACGGGCACCTGCGTCCCATCATCAGCAAAACAGATGCAGGCACAGGCACCGTTTATAACCTGACCGTCGAAGGACACCATACCTTTATTGCTGCTGGCATCCGCGTTCATAACGCTGGTCTTGGTCTAGGGATTGCAGGTGCAGGCGGTGGTGGCGGCGGTGGCGGCAAAGGGGGCGGTGGCGCTAGTTCTCGCACACCAACAGAAGCCGATGATTCGCTGCAATCCGTACAGTTTGCCAATGTATTGGACCTGCTTGGTGAAGGCGAAATACAAGGCGTTGAAAATGCAGAGAAGGGAATTTTTCTAGACGGCACGCCAGTCGTAGATGTCAATGGCACATCAAACTTCACGGGCTATACAATCGTTACCCGTAATGGCACCCAGAACCAAGCTGTCATTGACAATATTATTGGCGGTGAAAGTGAAAATATAGTCAACGTAGAAGTCACAAAAGATTTCCCAATAACTCGAACAATCGCTAATAACAACATTGATCGTGTTCGCGTTACAGTCGTCGTTCCATCACTGCAGCAATTTGAGACCAACGGCGACATCAACGCAACGAGCCTGAGTCTACAAATCCAAATCCAATACAACGGTGGCGGCTTCAATACGGTTGTTTCAGATACCATTGCAGGCAAAACTAGCAACCGCTATCAACGCGACTACATCATTACATTTAGCGGCGACTTCCCCATTGACATCAAAGTTGTCCGCACAAGTGATGACTCAACCACAGCGCGTTTGCAAAATGAACTGTATTGGTACAGTTTTACGGAAATCATTGATGACCGTCTGCGTTATCCAAACAGCGCCCTAGCCTTCCTGCGCTTTGACTCTCGTCAGTTTAATAATATCCCATCCCGCAAGTATCTTGTTCGTGGACTAAAAGTACAGATACCAGCTAACGCCACAGTTGATACAACCACGCACCTCGGTAGGATCACATACTCTGGGGTATGGGACGGCACATTTGCTGCTGCAACATGGACTAACGATCCAGCGTGGTGCCTGTGGGACTTGCTGACAAATACACGTTACGGTGCATCAATTCCAGCTAGCAGCCTTGATAAGTACGACTTTTTCTCCATCAGTCAATATTGCAACACGCTGGTCAGCAACGGCAAAGGCGGTCAGGAGCCACGCTTCTCCTGTAACTTGCTGATCAATAGCCGCGATGAGATCTATAACGTCATCCAAGAGATGACAAGCCTGTTCCGTGGCATCGCATATTACGGCGCTGGATCGCTGGTGCTGCAGCAAGATAAACCCACAGATTCGCAATACCTGCTAGGTCCAAGCAACGTTATTGACGGCATCTTTCTTTATAGCGGCACATCACAAAAGGCACGCCACACCTGCGCTACCGTTGCTTATCAAAGCTATGACACGCAGGGCGAGGTTGAATACGAATACGTTGAAGACCAAACCGCTGTCGCTAAATATGGCATCATCAACAAAGACATCAAGGCACTGGGTTGCTATAGCCAAGGGCAAGCTCATCGTGCTGGTAAATGGGCATTGCTCAGCGAGCAAAATTTAACCGAGACAGTCACCTTTTCGGTTTCGATTGATAGCGGCATCATTTTACGACCTGGCATGGTCATTGATATTGCTGATCCGCTGAAGGCTGGCACACGTCGTAGTGGTCGCGTCAAAAGCGCCACAACAACCACAATCACTGTTGATAGCACCACAAACCTTACGGTCAATCTGGCAAACAGTCCGACCGTTTCTGTGCAGATGCCAACCGGCTTGGTGGAAACTAGAACAATCACCACAATCGCCAGTGGTGTGATCACGGTTAGCAGCGCCTTCAGTGAAGCGCCTAATACAAACAGCATTTGGCTGATCCAGACAACAGACGTAGAAGCACAAACCTTCCGTGTTCTTAATGTTGCTGAATCCGAGGATGGCATTTATGGCATCACAGCATTGCAGTATAACGAATCAATTTATGCCGCAATCGAAGCTGATCTAAAAATCACAACACCAGATATTTCAAATCTCAGCCTTATTCCTGCACCAGTTTCGTCAATATCAGGCTACGAATATATCTACGCAGCAGGCAATATTGCCGCAGTCGGCTTTCAACTTGACTGGATCCCGCCATCTGGCGCAATGAATGGTTTTGTTGTTCAGTACCGGATTGACAATGATAATTGGTCAAGGGTAAATACTACGGCTCCCTCTGTAGCATTAACAAGTTTACGAAATGGCAACTTGCAAGTGCAAGTTCAGGCTGAAAATTCACTAGGTAAAAGAAGCACAGTTTCTGCAGCCTCATTTACGTTACAAGGCAAAACAGCATCGCCAGCTAATGTAAATAACTTGCGCCTTGAAGCACTTTCTAGCAATACAGCGCGGCTAAGTTGGGAGCCGTCCTTTGAGCTAGACGTGATTAATGGTGGCGCTGTTTATGTGCGCCACTCAGCATTAACAGATGGCAGCGCGAGCTGGAACGATTCTGTTGACTTGATACCAGCTTTACCTGGTCACTCAACTGATGCCATTATCCCGCTTATTGAAGGCGAGATCTTTGTGCGTTTTATGGATGATGGTGCGCGGCTAAGCCCTGAAGATACCAGCATCATCATTGATTTGCCTGAAACACAAGGTGCATTAATAATACAAACCCGACGTGAGGATCAAGACACTCCGCCATTCCAAGGAACAAAAACAAATACTTTTTACGATGAAGGATATGATGCCCTTACGCTTGATGGTGTAGATCAAATTGATAGTGTAACTGATATTGATGC